CATTGTTCAACGGCTGAACGAGGCTTATGAGGCTGGGAAGGGTCGCAGCGCGAAGGCCGAGAAGTTCGTGAAGGACAACTACTCCGCCGACACGGTCTACGAGACGCAGTGGCGTCCCGTGCTGGAGCGTCTGGCGGTCAATGCGAGTCGCACCGCTGCGGTGGAGCCGGTCGAGTCCTCGTGGGACAACGGCAAGCCTGCCGGGTCGGTCCTCACGATCTACATACCGACGAAGAATCGGCCCGAACTCGCGGCGCTGCTTGACTCGCTCGCTCCGCAACTGGACGAGCGCGTTGAGGTCGTCGTCAGCGACAATGCGGGCACCGCATCCAACCTCGTGCGCGACCTCCTGGGCGATTCCTGCCGGGTGGAGTACTCACGCAGGGCGTACGACATCGGCGGCGACGCCAACATTCTGCGCGGCTTCACGGCGGGCACCGCACCATGGCTCTGGATCCTGGGCGATGACGACACCGTGAGCGATACAGCGCTCCAGACGGTCTTGAGCCATATCGGGTGGACGACATCCGACCGGCTCATTCTGATGAGCAACAGCAGCCCGCGTGGGGCGTGTGGAGCCATCGGTTCGCTCGCGCAGATCGCGGAGCGCGACCCTGCACTGCCGATCGCGGCGACCCTGATCAGCGCCAATGTGGTGCGTCGCAGTGCGTGCGACGTCGCTGCGGGCTTCTCTCGCGTCGACACGAAGTACGGCCACGCGTATGCGTTCCCTCAACTCGTCCACGTCGTGCCGGATCCGGTCCTGGCGCACGTTGGCCGGCTTCATGCGGGCGAGGGCGTGCCGGATGGCTGGGACGGCCAGGCCGTGAAGGCCGACTACCTACGGAGCGTCGGCATTGAGCCGTCTGCCGAGAACTTTCGTTGGAACTACATGGAGGCCTGATGTCGTACGCGACTCTCGCGCAGTTGAAGGCCGCGCTTCGCGTGCCGAACAGCGACACGGTGGACGACTCCACGTTGCAGTTGGCGCTGGATGCGGCGAGCGAGGCCATCGTCGTGCAGTGCGGTCGGACCTTCGGCACCGCTGCTGCTGATACGTCGAGGACCTACGCCGCGGGCAAGACCGACGTCGTGGAGATCGACGACGTCTACTCGATCACTGCCGCGTACTTCTCGGAAGACGGGTCGACGTGGAACGTCACGACGAACTACCAGGCCGAGCCGCTGAACGGGATCACGGACGGGATCACGTTCCCGACGACTCGACTGCGCTGCACCAACGCAGCCACCTGGCCGGTGCGTAGTGGCTTGCAGACCGTCAAGGTGACGGGCCGGTTCGGCTTCGGGTCGATCCCGACGTCGGTCAAGCAGGCAGAGATCATGCAAGCGATCCGGTGGTTCAAGCGACCGGACGCACCCTTCGGCGTCACGTTCGGCGAGATGGGTGGGCTACGCGTGTCTCGCGTCGATCCCGACATCGTCGCAATGTTGATGCCGTACACGCGTCCGAGGTTCGCGCTGTGAGTCTCCTAACCCTGCGCCAGGGCATCGCGACGAACCTGGCGACGATCTCGGGACTACGGACCTCCTGGTTCGTCCCTGACAACCCTTCGCCGCCCATCGCGATCGTCGTGCCGGATCGCGTCGACTACGACGTGAGCATGGCTCGCGGCTCGGACACGTTCACCTTCCAGGTCCTGGTGATCGCTGGCCGCATTGCGGAGCGCTCGGCGCAGTCGACCCTGGACGCATACCTCGACTCGACCGGCTCGGCGTCCATCAAGGCCGCGATCGAGTCAGACAAGACCCTCGCAGGAACCGCGCATTCCTGTCGAGTAACCGGCTGGAGTGGCTACGGGCCGCTTGCGATCGGTGACGCGCAATACCTAACCGTGAACTTCGCAGTCACGGTCAACGCCATCTAGCAAGGAGCCCAGTCATGGCAGTGTTTTTCGCTCAGGACTTCAAGGTCACCATCGGCACGGCGAACCTGTCCGCGTTCGTCACCTCGGTGTCCCTGGAGATGATGGCCGACGAGGTCGAGACGACCGCGTTTGGCTCAGCCGCTCGCACCCGCATCGGCGGGCTGAAGGACGGCACCGTCTCGATTGACTTCAATCAGGACTTTGCCGCCGCTGGCGTCGAGGCCACGCTCTACCCGCTGTTGGGGACCATCGCGACCGTGACCCTCGTCCCGACCTCGGGAAGCGTCACGGCGACTAATCCGCAGTACGCCGTTCCGTGCTTGGTCACCCAGAACATCCCGGTGAACGGTCAGATCGGTGACCTCGCGACCTTGTCGGTGACCTGGCCGACGAGCGGCACTGTCGTCAAGACCCCGTAAGACAACCCCTGCCTAGGAGGTCCAAGTAATGATGCGAATGGCCCTGAAGGTGGACTACGACGACGGTCGGTCGCAGCGGCTCACTACTGCTGCGACCGATGCGGTCGCCTTCGAGCGACACTTCGATAAGCCAATCAGCGTGGTAACAACTCGGCTTGAGTACATGTGGTGGCTGACCTGGCGAGCACTGAGCAGGCAGTCCATGACGACTCTGGATTTCGAGTCGTGGCTGGACACCGTTCTGTCAGTGGAAGACGACGATAAGGAATCGGCGGACATCGTCCCTTTGGACCACAGTCCGCAACCTGGAACCTCGTTCACCTCGCCTACGAGTTCCACATCGCACCAGACGTCGTTGAGCGACAGTCTGACCGCGTAATCGCGACGATGGGCCGCTATTTGACGTGGCGGTCAACTGAGCTTCGCAAGGCGCAGGAGAAGGGTCGGCGGAAGTGATCCAGTACGAGATCAGGATGACCGGTTTCGGTCGAGCGATGCGCGCCTTGGAGCAGTCCGACCAGATCGCCTTCAAGGAAATTACGCAGGCAATGAAGAAGGTCGCCCAAGATGTCAAGAAGGGCGTGCAGCAGAGGGTGCCTGAAGTACCGGTCGGGAACTGGGGGCAGTGGACCGACGCGCGCAGTGGGCGTGACCTCGGCTTTGATGCAGGCCAGGTCCGTAGCAGCGTTCGATTGCGGATGAATCGCTTTCGTCAGCGCGGCACCAAGGAGAGCATGGGACTGGCGTATGAGGTGTCAATGGGCTCCGGCTCCGGCGCTGCTGGGGCTATCTGGGCGCTGATGGGCAAGGGCGATCGCGTCACGACAACACAAGGCGCTGCGCTGGTTCAATCCATCAATAGCCGATACCCGATCGAACGTTGGAATGGCTCAGGCCAGCAAGGTCCGCGAGGCATGGTTGCCGCCTACTACGCAGGAAAGCCCGCGGGATTTGACGAGGAGATTGCTCGCAAGATTGAGCGCGCCTTGGACAGGGAGATGAACTGATGGCCGGGTCAAAGATGACGGTGACCGGTGACTACCGGCCCGGAAATATCAAGCAGGCAACCCGCGACCTAACAACGCTAGAGAAGCAGGCCAAGGGCTTCTCGTCTTCGTTCACTTCGGCCTTCACTGGCATGGGTGCGGCCATTGGCGGCGCTTTCGCGCTGACTGAGGTCGTGCAGTTCCTTAAAGACTCGGCCCAGGCCGCGATGGACGATGAGAAGTCCATGGTTGCGCTTGCCACGGCGATGGATAACGTCGGGCTGTCTGCCAAGAACGCGGAGGCGGAAGGCCTTCTCAATTCGATGGCTTTGCAGTACGGAATGGCGGATGATCGACTTCGTCCCGCCTACCAGAAACTCGTCACGGCCACCAAGGACGTTGCTGAGGCGCAGGCCCTGCTCCAGACTGCGATGGACCTAAGCGCTGCTGGGTATGGAGACCTTGAGTCCGCAAGTAAGGCACTGTCTGCCGCTGCGGCTGGCAACTTCACGGCACTGACTCGGCTGAAGGTTCCGATCGACCAAAACATCATCAAGGCCAAAGACTTCGATGGTGCAGTGCAGGCGCTTAACAAGACCGTCGGTGGTCAGGCCGCTGCTGCTGCCGAGACCTACCAGGGCAAGTTGGATCGGCTTACCGTTGCTGTAGGAGAGGCGCAGGAGGCCATTGGGTACTCGCTACTGAGCGCCGTTGAGCGTCTCGTCAACGGGATGGGCGGCGTCGGTGGCTTGCAGCAGGTAATCATCCGCACGGGCGATCAACTTGCCGACTTCATCGATCGCGTCGCGCTCAGCGCGGAGGGTGTCAACACCTTTTCGCGGAAAATGCTAGAACTGGGAACCTTTGGACTGCTCCCGGCGAGCAAGAAGATCGACGTCGTTGGTGGAGCCTTTGAGGCCTTCGTTAAGACGGTCGTGGATTTCTTGGGCGGACCGTTGCCGCTGCTCATGGGTGCTCTGCGGGATCTCGGATTCATCAGCGAGGACACAGCGAACGCGCAGAAGGCTCAGACATCTGCCACGGTGTCCTCAGCCGTCGCGGCTGGCAAGGCCATTGGCAATTACAGCGGGTTGGCCGATGCGACCGACGACATGGGCGACTCCGCTTGGTACGCGACAAAGTCCTACCTGGCATTGTGGGAGTCGATCTACGCAGCGCAGCGCGCTGAGCGGGACTTTGCAGGAACGTCGGGCACGGTTTCATCGGCGCTTGCCGAGGGTGCGCGTATCGGTGGAGTCGCCGGGTATTGGGAGAAACTGAGAGTCAAGTACGGCGAGGCTGAAAAGGCTGTTCGATCCGTCGGCTCAGCTTCGCGGGAATCGGCTCCTGAGGTGTCGAAGTTCGCGGAGAACGTCAAGAGCGCGGAAGAATCGCTCGCGTCCTTGGCAACGGAGATGCCGAACTACATCCAGGACATGTCGACGCCGACCTTCGCCATGCTCAACGGCCAGATTGACGCGCTCAAGTCCGCGTTCCTTGAGGCCAAGCAGTTCGTTGAGTCCACGATCTCGTCCTTCGTGGGGCAACTGGACCTGGGCGCGGCTCTGGAGGAGTCGAAGAAGGCCGGGTCCAGCCTGGTGGAGGCGTTCGTCTCGCAGGGCGAGAAGGTCGTGGAGTTTGGGCGCAAGGTCAACGCGCTCGTGAAGCAGGGCCTGGAGCGTCCCGCGTGGTCGGCAATCATGGCCCTGGGGTACGAGCGGGGCACGGAGGTAGCGGACAAGCTCGCCGAGGGCAACGTGGCCGGGAACATCGCGAATGTCAACAAGGTCTACGAGTCCGTCAAGACAATGGGCGATGAGGTCGCCGAGTTGGCGAAGGTGAAGTTCTACGACGTCGGCATGCAGACGATGATCACCACGCTTGAGGCAATGATCGAGCAACTCATGCCCGCGGGGAAGAAGCGGAAGCAACTGCTCGCGATGCTGGACGACCTGGCCGGGTCGATGTACCGCAAGACGTACATCGACGTGGAGGTGCGCGGGCCGGGGATCACGGGTCCGGCGTACGAGGCCCCGACGATCGCGGGTGGCGTGGCTGGAGGGTCGACGGCGACCCCGGCGATCCTGACGTCTACTCCGGTCCCTGCTGCTGCGGGGAACTTCTACGGTGGCATCCGGCTGTTCGCCGAGGGTGGTATCGCGACGCGTCCGACGCCGGGGATCTTCGGCGAGGCCGGTCCTGAGGCGCTCATCCCGCTGGATCGGATGGGCGACTTCGGCGGGGGCAACACGTACAACATCAACGTCACTGCCGGGGTCGGTGATCCTCGAGCGATCGGCAAGTCCGTGGTCGAGGCCATCACCCTGTTTGAGCGGTCCAGTGGCCCCGTGTTTGCGAGGGCGTGATGCCGACCACGGTTGAGTTGGGCGTAAACCTCGCGGCAAACGGCATCGGCAACTACCTGACCCTTGACGACACGGTCAAGGGGAAGCTGAACGATGCGGCGTACCCGCTCGCGGGTGACGTGCTGGTCGACGTGACGAGCCGGACCCGCGAGGTCACGGTGCGCCGTGGCCGGTCGAGGACGCTGGAGAAGTTCACCGCTGGACTGGCCCAGGTGACCCTGGATAACCGGGAGCGGTTGTTCGACCCGACGTACACGGCTGGTCCGTACTACGGCTCGATCGTGCCGCGCAAGCAGGTGTCGATCAGCCGGGATGGCCGGGCGATCTACACGGGCAACGTGGAGTCCTGGTCGTGGGACTACACGCTGTCGGGTGATGCGACGGCGGAGGTTCGCGCGGTCGACGGCTTCGCGTCGCTGGCGCAGTCCGAGATGACGGCGGGCACGGCCTTGGGGTCGACGCCGGGCGCTCGGATCGGTACGGCCCTGTCGTACGCGGGATGGCCGTCGGCGCAGCGTGCGCTGTCTACGGGTAGTTCGACGCTGGACTCGGACGTGATTGCCGACGGCGTGAACGTGCTGAGTTACATACAGAAGGTGGAGGCGTCGGAGCCTGGCGCCTTCTTCATGTCCAAGGACGGACTGGCGACGTTCTTGAGTCGCGCTCAACTTCAGGACCCGAACTCGGGTGGCGTGACGTTCGGGTCCGGTGGGATCCCGTTCATCGAGTACCAGGCCGCGAGTCTC